TTTTAGCCATGTCGCTGTGGCCTTGTTTTTCTAATAAATTTGCATAAGTCGTATTCTGTGACTTTATTGCATTTTTTATAGTATATAAGATTACAGTATAAACTTGGTTTTGGAAAGCCAAAGCCTGTTGTTTGACATGCTCTGGTGCATTGTCTGATATGTCACATATTTTCTTTGTTGCTTGAGTTGCCCAGAACTCGGCATCATGTCCTTTGCCATCTGTGGTTGTGACACCAACTTTGCCTAAAACAAAATCGCTTTCAACACTCATCCTTTATATGGTTCTGGCGGAACCACGTCCTCATCTATTTTTAAACCATATTGTTCTAATTGCTGGTTTATTTCTTGATAGGGGCCAATAATAAACCTACCCTCATGCGGAACCGCTACTAAAGGTTTATCTAATCTATGAAAACCATACAACTTTTCAGTGGCGGGCACGTTGCTGTCTAATACGGTGGATCTGCCACTAATACCAATTAGTATATCTTCACTCATACATTTACTGATCCAAAACTCAACGCAAGCTCTACCTGCTTCGGCAAAGTGCATGTTTTCTTTATATGAAAAATCTATGCCAAAAAGATCTAGTCTGCCAACTTTGTTAAATAATGCAAAAGCTATCGCATAAGCAACTGTGTTATTTAAGTAAGCACATTTTGTCGCATTGCATACTTCTTCTATTGGATAAAGCACGGGATTTTTGATCCTAGGGTCTAATTCACACGTATAAACTGGTGTTTCTGTTTGCTCTAACACCCTACACATAACGGAGGTTTGTTTACCTGCGTCATTACTATCAAAAAATCTGCTTGCTGGGTCTAACATGAATATACGATCTGCTGGGTATGTAGATGCAGCTGAATTAATGCACCACACTTCGTCCCACTGTCTACCGTTTTGCAAACCTATTGCAAAATCTACTTGAGATATACCAAGTCCGACTAAAGCTATTTTTTTGCCTTCTAAAGATTCAATTCTTGCCACTAGCTCACGCCAGAGCGAACCGAATCATATCTATACTCGTCACGTGTACCGCGACCTTCCGATGTGTTTTTCATTCTGGCTATCGCCTCCTTAAAGCGTCCCTCCAACTGCGCGATAACGTCGGCTGGTTCTTTTAAGAATAACGCACCCTCAACCAGAGAACCATACAACAGGGCGTCGCTATAGTCCGTGGATAAAAATGTCGTGCCAGAGTCGCTACCAGCAGTCAAAGAGACTGGTTTATGTAGATAATGAAGTTCAACCGTATAGTTTGCGTCGGGCAATGGCGAAACCTCAAAAGCTGTCTCATCGAATAAAGAGTAATACTTTGGCTTAGCTTGTGTTGTGCCAGGTGAAAACTCTTTTATAAATGACGGGTGTTTGTAATCCAAATAATCGTATGTGCTAGAGCTTATAATAGCTAGACTCATTGGAGCATAAAAATCAGTAGGTGTTGCTAAAAATCTGTTATTAGAAGTTAGAGTGCCTTGTACGTTTTTTCTTTGTTCTGGCAGTTGCACAAATGAAAAAATACGATCTTCTGCCTCTGTAATAAAAGTTGGCAACTGAGTTGTAAATGTTGTTTCAGATACCTCTAAATAATCTTGTATCGCAGTTTTTAATGTGCCAAAAGTAAAGCTCATGTTGTCACCGTGACCTCACCAACACCTGTGGTAACTGAGAATGTGGTTAGCACACTACCTAGTTTGCCGTTGCCAACATTAGTGTAAACCAAAAAAGTTGAATTATCGTCTGCTGTATCTGGCCTAGGGTCTTTGACCGCTTGTGGGTCAACAGCGGATGGTTTTGGTTGTAGTTGAGGATGTTTGGCGTCCCATTGGTCTGGACCAACCAACAAGCCATCCCAAGTTTTACGCATTTCACGTAACTTGTACCTAAAGCCAGATATATCGCAGATACCGTATGAATTTTTACCAGATGCAAAAGCCATTATGCGTTATTGTAACTCCTTAAATTAGGTGTAATGTTAAAGGATGCTCTGTCCTCATCTGTGGACATTGCTCTTTGAAACTCCTCCTCATACAAACCTTTTAACAAACCAGTTCTCTCTGGCGCTCTCTTTAAAGATATGTAGTAAGCTAAACCAGCCGCCAAACACGGATAAAACCTAAAAGGCATATCAAGGGTATTAGCGCCCACATCTGCATCATCCATTCTTGTCAAAACGTTCATGTGAACAACGTATGTGCTAGATTTATCTGGTGTTGGCCACACCTTGATTGTAGGCGTAGTTTGTTTGTTAATAAAAAATTGATTTGGCTTACCAGTGCTTGATTTAGTTGTTATATGAGCATATTCAGCTCTACTAAGTCTAGTTAAAGGTAAGTCTGTTGTTTCAGTTCCTACTGTTTCTCTAATAAAAACATCTAGCACATCAATAGGTGCTGTAGCGTTAGTGCTATCAATGTTATAAGTAGCTGTGTCTTTCACCATATCCAGTGTTTTTTCTTGCACTGTCCACTGATTTAGACCTCTGTTGGCCCACTCTGCTAACATTAGGTTAAGACTTCTTGTTGCGCTTTTTAAATCATAACCAGTTCTAAGCTCTAGTCCACAACGCTCAAATGCCTCCTCGACATAGTCAGCTACGTCAAGTTCAAAGTCTTTACTTCCAGATAATGCCATAATTATTCTCTATCTTCCTCTGGTGCATATAAATTGTCAAATGTTATGGTCGGATCTGTATAACTCTCATGTGCCTCAGCAGAGTGTACCCACTGACTGGGTGAAAAATCTGGAGCTCCCTCGCCAGTTCTCCATAAGGCTGGATTGGTTGCTCTTACTCTATTATTTGGTAGTGCAACAAAGTTACCAGTATATTCACCTGCATCTGTTAAGTATAGAACGTGACTTTGTTTATGTTGTGCTGGATCGTCCGCTATAGAGTGTTCAGTGTAGTCTACCGTAAACATGTACTTGCCCATATAGAACTCGCCACCTATTTTACAAAACCAAGGACTTGAGCTTACCCTATCCATGGTAACCACACTATGATGATGACTAAGACAGTCCCAAGGTTGTGCTAAGTGATCCTCCATAGGTTTAGGCCACTCAGCTAATGGTATGTCGCCTATGAGAGCTTGTATTGGCATACGGGCCCACATTGCTCCACCGTGTACGTTTTCATCTGGATAACCTTCAAAATCTGTTTCACAGCCTGTAAAAACTACTTGAAAAGACAAAGATCTATCTGGGATTGTGTTGACTGCAAAAGCAAGAGCATGGAGGTACTCACCATGCCCGTGTTGATGATTAGTTGTAAACTCTTTTCTTACCCAACATTTAAACTGCGGGATATTTGATATTAAATACGCCACCTTATTTAATTAGTATTTACTTAATTATTTTTTTAATGCCTTTGGCTAAGTTAGACATACCACCGCCTGTAGATCTACCTTTTGTGTTTTTGTTAGCGCCTCCGCCAGCACGATATTTAGTAGCTTTCATGCCACCACCTCTAGTCATACCTTTAGGTTGTCTTAACACATTAGCTTGACCTTGAGCTCTAGTCCCAGCACCCATAAGCGCAGACATAACCGATTTTGGCATATTACCCATACCTGGATTAGCTTGCATTTCGCTTTTAAGAGCTGCACCACCTTTAGTAAAACCTTTGGTGCCCTTCATCATACCGCCACCACCAGATCTATACTTGACGTTTTTATTAGCGCCGCCGCCAGATTTGTATTTAGTACCTTTCATTTTTTATCTCCTTCCAAACAATCCCATGCTTGGTCTGTTAGTTATCATACCACCATTCGCTGCAAAAGTTTTGACATTTGTTGGCTTACCACCAACACCTTGTTTTTTTGCACGTTTTCGTCGCACCGCTGATTTTATCTGTGACTTTGACATACGAGCAGCTTTAGCAGCTGGCACGCATTTAGGATATTTTCTTTTGCGATCTTTTTCTAACTTACTTCTACCGCACTTTGCATAGCCACCACCCTTTTTAGGTGCGCCTATATCTACCCAATCTTGTTTGAACCATTCTGTTAGTCCGCCTTTACTTTTTGCCATGCGCTTTCCTAATTTGATCTTTACCACGTTTAAATACGTTGGCTATACCAGTTTTTCCCATAACTTTAGCTCGTTGTTCTCCAACAGTTAATATTTGTATTTTTCTAGCAAAAGGTTTTTTAATTCTTTTTACTTTGTTTACCGTTGCGTTAGCATCCTTCATAGTTGCAAACTTTATGCTAACCGTATCTTTTGGGTTCTCGTCCGTGTATAAACGTCTACCGCTACCCTTAGGTTTTTTACCTGTTCCAACTTTTGGATCTTTTTTTTTCTTCATTTTTTTCTCTTGTACTTGGCGCTTTTGCGTTTAGTACCATCTGCTCGTTTTATAAGTCCTCTGGCTTTTGCTGAGGCACGTTCACTAAAACCCAGTTTTTTGCCTTGTCGCAACTTACGTCTTATTGTGCTAGCTTTTGCTACCATTAAGCTCTTGGAACTCTAGTTTTTTTACGTTTAGAATCCATCATGGCTCCACACCCACGGCCTTGAACCATAGTTACAGCACCGCCATTTCGCATAAAACCCATTTTGTTTCTTACTTTTTTTGGTAGTTTTGGCAAACCTTTGTTTTCTGCTGGTATTGGTTTTAGGTTTTTACCATTGACCTCCCCACCAACAGCTTTTTTAGAGCCTTTGTATTTACCACCCATTTTTTTATATTGAGAAACCATGTAAGCATTTGCATACGCGCTTGGGTAAACGTCAAATTTTGCTTTTGCTTTCGCTTTTGCTTTTCTATAAAGTGACGGATTTGCTACATTAGATGGTATTTTCGATGCACCACCACCTTTTTTCATTTTAATAGACTCAAGGGTTTTTGCTTGCCCAGCATGAGTTTTACTTGCTTTTTTAAGTTGTCTAACGACTTTGTTAATTTTTTGTTTTGCCATAATTATTTACCAATTTTTACATGACCAATAACCAGCTGTAAATACGTCTTTTTTCTTTTGCACAGCGTCGCAGTTGTGCCTAGCTCTAAAACTTTTACGTCTGGCTGGTTGGTTTTTTTTAATACTTAAATTAGGATCTCCGTATCTAACTATTTTAATTTGATCTCCCTTTTTTGCTAGAACAGCAAATTTTTTATTTTTGCCTGGTGTTCTTTTTTGTTTGTTGTAACCAGGAAAAGTCTCCCCACGGTAAGAGATCCTACCGCTAGGGAGTCTTTTTGCATCCTTTGTGGTTGCCATTAGCTGTAATTTTTAGTTACAACCAATATTATTGAGTAAGCGTCACCATTACTATGTCCAACGGTTGTAAAGTCTATATCTCCCGTAACACCAGAACCAGCATTGTTTGGAATACCAGTAAATAAATCGTAGTATTCGTCACCAGTGCTGTCAGCTGGCAAACATATTGCTAATACATTGGTTGTTGCGTCAAACTCAATGTCTACGCCCATGCCTCTACAGGCCCAATATATTCTTGATATAGAAACAGAAGAACAAGCTCTACCTTTACTGTCAGCTTGCAAAGCTGATACATCAACTTTTTTGACAGAAGATTCGCCTGTGCCGTCGGATTCGTTAGTAAATTTAAGAATGGCAAGCCTCTCACCATCTTGTATGGTTTGTGAGGTTACTGTATCAGCCATTATTTACTCCTTATAATTCTGTGACTGCTGTTCGTTCTTTATAAGCACCAACATAGTCAACACTTAATGTTTTTGCAGCAGCGGCACCGTTTTGTATACCAAATGAAAGCGTAAGCTCTTCATCATCTGGTGCATTAGTGCTAACGACT